CATTCCTAAACGATATTTATATTAAACAATTAATAAACTAGACCAGACATGGCAGAAAAAATTATTTCCCCAGGTGTTTTTACAAGAGAAAACGATATTTCATTTGTAACGCCAGCACCAGTCGATGCGAGTTCAGCATTTATAGGACCGACGGTAAAAGGACCAGTAGAGCAACCAACTATAGTAACTTCATTTAATGAATATAAAGCTATATTCGGCGATATCTTTGTATCAGCATCTGTTAATAAAGAGTTCTTAACATCATTAGCTATTAAAAACTTCTTCCAACAAGGAGGTAATTCAGCTTTAGTAACAAGAGTCGTTAGTGCATCAGGAACTTGGACAAGTGCAAAATCAGGAGCAGTTACTGCATCTGCAGCAGCAGAAGTACCATTTGAACTTAAAACGCACGGTCAAGGAGTTATATATAATAACGGTACAGGCGCTGTAGATCATGGAGCAGAAATTGCTAATAGCGGCGGTACAATGAAATCTGGATCAGCTGACAACATAAGATGGGAAGTATCAGCTAAAGATAATGAAGCTGGAACATTTACTTTATCGATAAGACGAGGAAATGATAACCACTCTAATAAAGTAATTTTAGAGCAGTATAATAATGTATCATTAGATCCTAATAGTGATAACTACATTGAAAAAAGAATTGGAAATCAAGTAACAACTGTTGTTACAGATGGTACACAGAAATACGTACAATCTTCTGGTAACTATGTAAATAAATCTAGATATGTTTATGTTTCTGCAGTAGCAGGAGCAACTATCAATTATTTAGCAGCAGATGGCTTCACAGTTAACTCGAAAGGAACAACTTCATATTCAGCATCTTTACCACTAGAAACATCAGGATCGTTTTATAACGGTGCTGGAAACATCGTTAAAGCAGCTATGACATTTAACGAAGCAATATCCAATACTGATACACAGGGATTAGTAGCAGCAGATTACGAAACTGCGATAAACGTATTACAAAATAGAGACGAATACGTAATTAACGTATTATCAGCACCCGGTTTACTATATCAAAATGCAACTCATGCTACAGTGTTAGATTCACTTATGTCAGCAGCACAATTTAGAAGTGATTGTATAGCGATAGTAGATTTAGCTAATCACGGCTCAACTACAGCAAATTTAGTAACTCAAGCTAAAAAAGTAAACAGTTCATATTCAGCAGCATACTGGCCATGGGTACAGTTAAGCGGAGGAGCAGGATTGCAATGGGCACCAGCTTCTTGTACAGTACCTGGAGTTTATGCTTTTAATGATAGCGCAGCAGCACCTTGGTTTGCCCCAGCAGGTTTAGTAAGAGGTGGTATAACAGGAGTAATACAAGCAGAACAAAAACTAAGCAGAAATCAGAGAGATATATTATATGCTGCAAAAGTAAATCCAATCGCTACTTTCCCTGGACAAGGTATAGCAGTATTTGGACAAAAAAACTTTACAGACAAAAGCTTCAGCATTAGACAGAGTAAATGTTAGAAGATTATTAATAGCTCTTAAGAAGTTCTTAGGAGATCAAGCAACAAACTTAGTATTTGAACAAAATACGATTGCAACAAGAAATAAATTCTTAGCAAACGTTAATCCTTACTTAGAATCAGTGGTACAGAGACAAGGTCTTTATGCTTACAGAGTAGTAATGGATGAATCAAATAACACAGCAGATGTAGTAGATAGAAATCAATTAATAGGTCAAGTATTTATTCAGCCAGCAAAAACAGCAGAATTTATAGTACTAGACTTTACAATTGAGCCAACTGGAGCAACATTTGTACAATAATTAAAAATAACCATATTTATAATAAAGTAAATACAACATGGCAGTATTAGACACATCAGAAGTAATGTTTAAAGCCTTTGAACCAAAGGTACAAAACAGATTTGTAATGTATATCGATAACATTCCATCTTTCATGGTAAAGAATGTTAAAGCACCTACCTTTACGGATAACATTATAAAACTAGACCACATTAACTCTTATAGAAAGATTAGAGGAAAAAGAGAATGGGAAGACATGACCTTCACATTATACGATCCAGTAACACCTTCTGGAGCTCAAGCTGTAATGGAGTGGGCAAGATTAGGATACGAATCAGTAACCGGTAGAGCAGGTTATTCTGATATGTATAAAAAGGATTTGACTTTAAATATTCTAGGTCCTGTAGGAGACGTAGTTGGAGAGTGGATCATCAAAGGAGCTATTTTAACAAATGGAGACTTTGGACAGTATGATTGGTCATCTGATGAACCAGTTGAAGTACAGATAACAGTAGCAATGGATTACTGCGTACTAAACTACTAGAAATTAAC